GTACTAATAACGCTAATTGAATGTGCACGTGGATCAATATTACCCTTCTCAACGTAAGTTGTCAACATTTTATCAAACGATGCATTCTCCAACGGACCAACAAAACATTCCAAATTAGGATCGAATTTAAAGGTTCTCTTTAGAAAAGAACACTCATCAATACCAATATAAGGAACACTGATTGCATCTTTGTCTGCCATGGTATAAGTCACACCTATTGTAGCAAGGGCAACACTTAATCGAGTGTGTGTGAAATCAGGGGCTGATTCAGCAATATTCATCAAATTATCATCTCCATAGGTTACTAATTTCACGTGACGCTTAAATTCTGATAGAGGAAATTTAGTGATTGTCTTAAAACCATACCTAACATACAGACAATTAACTAGACAATTAATGATAACAGTAAGTGGATTTCCAGAAGGATTACCCTGAACTTCCATAAGATCGCCATTAAAATCTGAAGTACCCCATACACAATCATAAGCAACACACCACATGATTTTCTGGTCTTCTTCACTATATCCAGCGGCTGCTGCAATTTTAATTAATATCCAAAAAGCTGCTAAGATGAAAACGGCTGCCATCTTTTTATCAAAACAAGCATAATCACCTGCTATGTTTCGATTCTTACCAAAGGTTGTCATTTCCTGATAAAGCCTGTCCCACTCATTGGACTGGGCTACGACTCCGACCATACTCTCAAACACATACGGATTATTCTGTATCAACCTAATAAGGGAAAGGAAATACCGTCTTACAACAAGATTCCAAGCCAATTCAGAAGAACTAAAGATACGTGTTTTACCCTTTTCAATCTTCGACCAGGGCTTAGGTTCATCTTTTGGATGATTACAGAATTGCGGGTGATATCTGCGTTGTTCCCGATAACATTTCAAAATTTCATTATACCGTTCCATTATCAAAGGATCAACTCCAGTAATTTTCCCATCAGGTCCAAATGTCAAAAAGTGCTTCTTACTCTTCTTAAAAGGATTACCAGCACTAGTACTCGTATTAATCATATCAACGTATGTAACATTATCAACACCATTTAAAGCAAC